TGCTACACCTGTACCAACTGCGGTTAAGTGCAATTCACTTGGAACTGTTTTTAATGCATCCTCTGCAGTCTTAGCAAACTTAAGAGTTGTTTCATCAACCTTGATTGCATATATCGTAGAGGGAAGAAGAGTTGTAGTACCAATACCTGTAATAGTAGTTGTTGCAATTCCAATGGGAGTATCGGATCCAGCAGAATAAGTAACCTCTTCACCACTTACAAAGAAGTGCTCTGGAATTGTTACACTATTTTTGGTTAGATCAACTACAGTAGAATCACTACCATCGAATGCTCTGGCAAATATATCTCTTCCATCATGTTGCAAATTAAATGCTCTAACAACATCAACTCCAGTTCCTGTATAGTCACCAAATCCAGCTCTAATTGATGCATTATTAAGATTAATCTCATCTACAGAAGTAATAGCAGAATTTTCTGCAGCAATCTGTAAACTCATCTGGAAAACACGAACCTGAACATGAGAACCTGCATTAGGGGTGTAATAAAGATTCACATAATTGGATGAAACTGCTGCACCAACTGTTCCTAGACCCGCAACACTTGTAATATTTCCATATTCAGTTATATACGTTTCTGAACTATCATTCAACACGATAACCTCAGACATCTCATACCGACTATTAGTTACATCCTCTACACTTAAGATGTAGTAAGCGGCATTATGATCATTAGTCTCTACTGTGTTATTGATATCATACTGAGCAATAACATTTTCTGTAGGAGATCCCGAAGCATTAATAGATGTATAAGTGGAATCTATGAAGGCTAAGTCTTGAACTCCACTACCAAGGAATTGTGTTCCGATTCCTGTGCTACCCGAAGCAGTGTCGGCTATGGAAACTCTTATTGTATCTACCGATGCTGCTATACCTGTATGAGGAACAAACTGGACAATTATATCTCCAGTGGACATTGAGGCAGTATACGTACCTAGACCTGCACCACCAGTAGTAGTATCATTATCAGTTGCTAATTGACCATATTCCAAAAGATCAACATTAGTTCCATCGTGAAGAATACTAAGTTCATCATATTCCATTCTTCCATTATCACCATTGATCATAACAAGAACTTTTGAACTTCTATATGTGGAAGCGATTCCAACAATTGTAGTAGCAGTTCCTGTAGGGACAGCAGTTTGAGTAGAATTAATATTAATGAAATTACCAAGAGTGGTCGATCCAATACCTGTAGTATTGGCAAAACCAATTATATCAAAACTAGCTGCAGTAATATTGTAATTATTAACACTATACTTTGTTGGATAAAATAGAAGTTGTCCATTATTGCCACTTATACCAAAATCAAAACTTCCTAAGTTTAGAACTGAATCTACTGTTCCATAGTTATTAATATAACCCATTGATCCATTCTGTAAAAGAGTGACAAGACTGACCTGACGTTCTCCAGTGAAAGTTTTATCCTTAACAAGAGTAACAAATTTCTTAGATCTTTGTGTAATAGAAAATTCAGTAGCAACAGAGAATCTTGTAACTCTGGGTTGACTACTAAATTCGGTACTAAAATCATCAATGGTTAAAACTCTATTACCCACAGATTCAAAATAATCTGTTAAAACTCTAGAGTTAAAATATATTTGATCAGATAAAGTTTCGTTATCACTAATACTTAAAGAGTTTTCTGTAACTAAATCAAAACTTGGATAACAATTTACATCAACCACTCCAATCGCATCAATAAAGGCCACTAAATCACTATCTTTAGCAGAAGTAGGTGCAGCATCAGAATGGGACTCTATTAATAAATCACTAAACTTTAAGAATCCACTAGGATGGTTTAATTTACTTACTGCATCATCCCACTTATCTAAAGATACTTTAGATTTTAATGAATAAGAGAAGTTTTGATAATAGAAATTATCAGGCAATCTTTGAAGAGTGTCATTGAGGAATCCTGTCTCTCTTTCCCACCCTTGCTTTACTACTGATCCAGCATCAATTTTGATAGCAGATTCAAAATTAATTTTAGATTCTATAGTTCCTGAAGTTCTAGAAGTTGTACCTTCAATTAAATC